CGATAGTATGTGATAGACACGGGTGGGGGAGTGTAGTACAAAACACATTATGTATTAACCCCTTTGGCCCGCCCATCCAACCCTAACTATAGGTACCAAGTATATACTTGTGACCGAAGGCGGTTCACAAATCCTCACAACTAAGTTATGGCGGTTCACAAATATTCACAACGAATTATTGAAGGTAATTGCGAAAAAATTTGGCTCCCTGAGGGAGCCTTCGTATATTTACGACGTAAATGGATAAAGAAAATAATAATAATTTAAAAGAAAGGATGATAACATGAGTTATATAACAAACGAAGAATATCTACAAAATAGATATGAAGAAGGAATTAATAAAGGTATGACTGATGAGCAAGCTCAAGAATATGCTTGTAAATGTCTAGAAAATGATGTAAGATAAAAACTTATGCGAAAAAATTTGGCTCCCCAAGGGAGCCTTCGTATATTTACGGTGTAAATGAGTTAAGGCCAATTACATTAATATTAAAAAATAAAGGTTATGTTAAAAAATTTCGAAAGTGGTTATCAAGTTAGTGGTTCAAGTGAAGTTGCTAGCAAGGAAAAGAATGATTGCGTGGTGAGAGCCATTGCAAATGCCTGTGACGTGAATTATGATCAAGCACATAAGTATGTAGCTGATACATTTGACAGAAAAAAAGGTGAAGGTACCTTTAAAATGATGTCTACTTTGGACAACGTTAAGAAAATGGCGTTTGATGAGGTGGGCCAGCTTGATTTATTTAATGAAGGCATTACTAGAGAATTAAGGTTCTTTGGACATGGTCCAAAACAAGGTGGTGATATGTGTAACCCACGTTACAATCATAAGCCGGTTGCATACACTGTTAAAGCATTTGCCCAAGATTTTAAGAAAGGTAAATACATTGTTGGTGTTAGTGGACATGCCTTGGCAATATGTGATGGAGTGGTGATTGACAATGGTAATTATCAGTATGATGGTTATCGTAGGCCAGTTGAGTGTGCGTACCAAGTACAGTAGATTTAATACGGTACACAATAAATAATAAGTGGTTATTATAATCACTATAGGTACTCCTGCGGTGACATAACCTACCGTGGTGGGTACCTTACTATATGGTAATGTATAATTATAACCTACTGGGTACTTACCTACACACATATAATAACTATAATTGTTCGTGCGGCGTACGGCGTATGTACGTAATAATAACCCACGATGTGCCGCCGTCCATCGCGCGTGGATATGCGTCAAAAAGGGTGTAGCGGGCTTTTTAGATCGAGTATAACTCTAAAGCATCGATGGTATATACAAATATATTATGTTCGAGGCCCCCATAGGATAAGGGCCTCAAAAACCCGCAGGGGCGCATTTGTAGAGTACTAAAAGACTTCACTATCGATAAAATATATACTTATATAGTAATACGTCACCAAAGCGTAATATTAAAGATGTGGATAATTGCCACCCGCTTCGTATCTATCAGCATGAGAAAACGTATAGACATAAGTGGAGCCTTGTATATTATTGTGATGATTATTGTATTTGCATTAGCTCTTTAAAGACTTCCGGTGAATCGCTTGGAGAAGCGAGGGATCCTTCGTATATTTACGATGTAAATGAGGTGCAAAAAGCACAAATACTAATAAAAATTAATAAAAGTTATGAGTTTAACAAAAAATGATGTTAAAAGATTTAGAGGTGATTTTCAAAAAGCCGTAGATCAATTAGAAAGAGATTATGGTGTTACTATATCATTAGGTACCATTCGTTATGATTCAGGTGGTTTAAGAGCCACAATGAAAGCCCAAGTAGGTGAAGCTCCCGCTAGATTGGGAAAAGATGATTTTCAAGTTGGTGAGGTAGTATTTATCATGCATAAAAAAGTCGATCCCATTCGAACATTTGAAATTATTAAAATTATGAGCAATAACATTAAGGTTAGAGACAGAGATAATAATCAAATGATTAATGTTTCACCTTCATTATTGAAGAAATCTTAAAGACTTCCGGTGAAGCACTTGGCTTCTCGAGGAAGCATTCGTATATTTACAGGGTAAATGAGGTTAGAAATAAAAATTGTATAAATTAAATAAATAAAAGTTATGATGAATTCAGAAGATTTGCAAACAGCAAAGTATTTAACAAAAGCAAACATTGCGAGCTTAGCTCCATCAGTATTTGCAAATGAGCCAAGTAGTGAGGTTTCAAAACACTACACACACATTCCAACGGAGCGTGTAATTGATGATATGGAGCTTCTAGGTTGGAAGCCAATTGAAGCTAAAGAAGTGAAAGCTCGTAAGCGCTCAACGAAAGGTTTTCAAAAGCACTTACTAGTGTTTAGAAATGATGATGTTGTTATTAATGGTGATGATGGTGATACAGTATTTCCACAAATCCTAATGACTAATTCGCATGATGGGAAGAATTCCTTCCAATTCCAAGCAGGTCTCTATCGTTTGGTTTGCTCAAATGGATTAGTTATTGCAGATGCGCAATTTGAAGACGTTAAAATGCGTCATATGGGTTATTCATTTGAGGATCTACAAGATCTAATTAAAGACATGGTTGAAAGGCTTCCATTGACAGTAGAGTCAATGAATCGAATGAAGGAGCAGGAGCTAACGGAGCAGCAAATTATTGCCTTTGCTCAAGAAGCTATTAATACTAGGTTTTCAAAAGAAGAAATGAAGCGTATTGAAATTGATTATGATGTACTTATCCAACCAGTTAGGAAGGAAGATGAAGGATCAGATCTTTGGTCAGTATTTAATGTAGTTCAAGAAAAAATAGTAACGGGTGACTTCGATTACCGCGCAGGTGGTAAAGCACGAAAAGCACGTGAGATAAAGAACTTCAAGCAAGACATGCGAATAAATAAAGAGTTATTTGAAGTAGCATTAGCATATGCCAACTAAAGTAACATGGTTAAATGGTTGTTTTGATGTGCTCCATGCGGGGCACATCCAACTATTTAAAAAAGCTTGGGAGCAAGGAGGAGATGTGATAGTGGGAATAGACTCAGATGAGCGCATTCGAGAGATGAAGGGCTTCTGTCGCCCGGTGAATACTTTAGCTAATAGAATAATATTCCTCCAAGCAATTAAATACATTCGTACGGTAATACCTTTTGGTTCGGATGAGGAGCTAGCAGCTACAATCAAACACTTCTCCCCGGATGTTTTTGTAATTGGTGAGGAGTATAGGGATAAGAGAATTATAGGTAAGGAGTGGGCCAAATCTATGTTGTATGTGCCTCGCTTCGAAGGCTTAAGTTCTTCGGAAATTATAAACGGAACCCACAAAACGTGATATTTATCATAAAACAATAGAATTATGCCAATATATCCCAGCTCATCATTAGATGGAAGTGGTACTTTAGGAACGTCAGATCTGACGGCCGGAGTTACTTACACATTCGAATTAGAAAATACACCGACGACAATTGGTTCGGTAGCTTACTTTACACTGGAAGCTAACTCAACTGCCAATCAATCTCTTACCACACAAACCTCATGTTTAGGCACATTCGGCGGCTTTTCACTTTCGGTTGATGAAGGGTCATTAATTGAAAATCTCTATGGGTTTTCTATAAGTGTATTTGGTGATGGGGGTCGTTTTGGATTTACCCCTACTACCACAATACCCGCAAGTTCATACTATTTAAAAACAACTGGTCGTATTGGTTTGGAGATATCATAATATATACGTATGTATAGATGTTATATTGTGTGGAAGAGAAGTTTCGAGACGACCTAATTAAAATTAAAAACAATGTTATATAAAATAAAAATCACTGAAATTGAAAGTGGAAGAGTTGACTTAATGCAAATTAAAACCGATCGTTTAGAGTGGCTTATGAAGCAATACCAAAGAAATAGAAATCCTTTTAAGTGGGAAATTATTAAATAAATTTATGGATCTTTTTAATAGGAAGAAAATAAATAAACTTCAAGATAAAGTTGAAAGTTATAAGTCTGCTATTTTGGGAATGAGAAAAGAAATAGACCAACAGAAAGCAAACAATGCTAAGTTAAAAGAAGAAAATAGCAATTTAAAATTTACATTAAAGCATCTAAGAACTTATTAAAAAATTTGGCTTTTCAAGGGGGCCTTCGTATATTTACCATGTAATAAAAAATATAAAGTAATGAAAGCAATCTTAGAATTCAATCTACCTGAAGATTCACGTGAGTTCGATATGGCAACTCAAGGTTTAAATATGCATTCCGTATTGTGGGAAATGGACCAATGGCTGAGAGCACAATACAAATATATGCCCGATTCAGAATATAGTGAGGACAAATACGAAACCTATCAGAAGTGTAGAGAACATCTCAGAGAGTTGATGCTTGAGAATGGCGTAAAGCTTGATTAAAAAAAATTAACAATTTAATAACATTAAAATTTGGTAAATCCAAACAAAAGTCGTATATTCACGTATAATAAATAAAGATATGTTACCACAATTTAAAAAAGATTTCTTAGAGAAGATTAAAGAAGATGAAATGACCCAAATTCTTGAAATATGGAATAATGTAGAACGATGTGGGTTGCAAATTGAGGTTATTTATACTGCCTTGAAAGAAATGAAAGCATCTCCATCTTCTTCACCACTACTTTGTTTGCAAATTGCGGCATATGATTGGGATTGTTAATAAATAAAAAAAAGTTATGAATACTGCAAAAGAACAAGAAGAATTAGGTACCCCTATTACTCAAGAAGAAATGACTGCTAATTATAATGCTTGGTGGGATAGTTTAACAAATGAAGATAAAGAAAAACTATATAAAGAGCAAGAAGAAGCAGAATCTCAATATATTAATTCTATACCCCCAGAAAATCTTTAAAAGATAAACTAATGCCGCTGTGGTGGAATTGGTAGACACGTCAGACTTAAAATCTGATGAGCCGAATGGCTCGTGGCGGTTCGAGCCCGCCCAGCGGTACCAAATTTCCAAACGTTATTTGACTTATGGACTCGTAGCTCAGCTGGACAGAGCATCGCCCTTCTAAGGCGACGGTCGTAGGTTCGAATCCTACCGGGTTCACCATATAGGCAAGTATCTCCTCAAGCTTATACCTTGTAGAAAGAGTAGTTGGTTACACGTGAGTTCAAGTCTCACCTTGCCTACTTATATGTATTAATGGCAAAAAGTTGCCACTTCCTATAATTTTACTTAATACATATTCTAATTGGAGTGATCCTTTTAACTGTGTAAACTCAGCTTTTCAATCTTATCAAGAAACTTGTGAAGCTACCGTAAGTATTGTAGGTCCTAATAATTCTATTAATTTAGATTTGATAGGTAATAATAATTATATTGCATTTAATCCCGTTTTCGACAACTGCTATGGTACTATGGATGTCATCGAATATACACGCGATTTTACGCATTATATATACAATTTTCGCGGTGATTTAATACATACAACTAATAATATTAATAGTTTAGACTTAAATGGGTTCTATATTATTAAGAATGAAAGAGGTACTTCTAAAGTATTTATAAATAATTTGGATTACTAATATTTATACCATATATTAGTATACAATAAATATCCTATCAAATGAGTTACCAAGAAGATCAATTAAATGAAATGTATCATATTATTGAAAAAGAAGGATTAAGATCTCAATTTGAGGCCCAATGTAAAAAAATGGAAGGCCAAACAAAACACAAATATAAAAATGTTTGTGAAAAGTGGGAGTATGCTCTTTATAGAATAAAAGGAGGAGATTCAAAGGTGAAATATTAAATATGGGGAAAATAGATTTTGAAAATATTTTTAACTTGTTTGGTTCAGATGATGTGAGTAATAATGTTACTACTTATGCTGATTTGACTTCAACTCCTGCTTATTGGTTAGGTATGCATAAAAAACTTATTCTTAACCATATAAATTTTAGGAAAAAAGCTATAAGAATATTAAAAAATTCTAATATGGAATTAGACCCTGAGGAGTTAGCTGCAGCTGGGGAGGCAATTGCTTATAATAGAGCTTGGTTTTATATTAAAAAAATAAAAATTGAAGATGATAATCATATAGAAGCTATAGTAACCCACAGTGATGATTTTCTAGAAACATCATTAGAATTAGCAATAAAACACTTCCAATCTCCAGAAAGAGAAGAATATGAAAAATGTGCACATATTCAGAAAATTTTAGAAATTTCTAAAGAATATTAATTTTAATTTGGTTATTAAAAAAATTTTGGGTACCTTGGAAATACGGGTTTTGAGATATTTAGGAAAAAATAAGGAAATAGGGGTTTAGGAATATAGGTTGGATGAATGGGGGGGTGGTTGTACATTGGATACACATTAATAAATTATAAAAATATGGCATTTAGAAACAAAGAATTAGTTGACAAAGGATTTGTGAATATCAAATCCGGAGTTAAAACTTTAGACCTAATGGTAGCTCGTGGTGGAAGCGACGTTGATACTTTTAGAAAACAACTTAAAGAAGTTTACAATAAAATTGAAGAACTTGAATCTTTAATAGAACGCGAAGCCGGAGTTCTAAGAAACGGATAATCTAAAAATAAAAGTTATGAAATTAACAGCAGATCAAATTCAAATGAATTGGGTTGAATTTATGAGTAATATTGATACTTATATTTCTTCCCCTCGTAAAGAACAATTAGTTAAATTTTATGAAACATATGCGGAGCGTATTATGCTTATGCCTGCTGCTCATAAAAAAGAATACCATTCAGCTTTTCCTGGAGGTTATGTAGATCATGTCAATAGAGTAGTTAAAGCTGCTTTATCAATGTCTGCTGTTTGGGAAGGGTTTGGTTGTGATATGACTACATTTACAACCGAAGAATTAGTATTCTCAGCTATTAACCATGATTTAGGTAAAATGGGTGATGCTAATCATGAATCTTATCTTCCCCAAACAGATAAATGGAGGAAAGATAAATTAGGTGAAGATTATATGTTTAACAAAAAATTAGCATTCTCAGCTGTTCCAGATAGGGGATTATTTCTCCTTCAGGATAATAGTATTAAGTATACATTTAATGAAATGATAGCAATCCAAACTCATGATGGATTATATGATTCAGCAAATGATAAGTATTTAAAAGGATGGATGCCCGAGCAAAAACCTCGTACTTCCTTACCTTTTATCCTACATCAAGCAGACATAATGGCAGCTAGAATTGAATTTGAAATCGAGTGGTTACCTAAGTTTAAAAATAATGTGGATGCCAGTAAAAAAAATTATACATTGTCTAACAATAACAAATCCACTAAGTCTAAAGCACTAGGTTCTATTCAGAGTGAGGGTTTAAAAAATATTTTTGATAAATTATAAAAATGGAAATAATTCCAACAACAGCAATAGCGATTATATCAGTTTTAAGTTTAATAATTTTAATTTTAGGATTTACAACTTGGAATCTTTTAAAGAAAAATGAAAAAGCAGAAGATATTGTATTGGGTTATTTAGATTATTTAGATAAAATATCTAGAGTAATAGAAGTTGCAGATGTAAAAATCAAAAAAATAGACATAAAAGGATCATTTGAATCCGATGATGAAATAGGTTTTTTCTTTAAGCAAATTAAACAAATTCAAGAAATTCTTAATGATTTTCGATTAAAGGAATAAAAATAACCTATGGATGAGATAATAAGGAGGCATAAAGCTCAACCTCAAAAGAAAGTATATTTCTCAAAAATTACAGAAGCAGCGATTGTTAGATACAATCGCTCCTCTGATCCCGAAGAGCGAAGCGATATATATGCAGAACACATACATTGGGCTTTTTATAAACTTACAGAAAATATTATCCATACCTTTAAATTTTACCATACTGATGGTGTTGAGAATTTAGAAGATTTACAACATGAAATAATTACTTTTTTATTATCTAAAATACATTTATTTAACCCTGAGAATGGAGCTAAAGCATATTCATATTTTGGAACTATAGTTAAACGTTGGTTAATAGTTTATAATCAAAAAAATTACGGTAAAAAAATAAAAAATGTACCAATATCAGAATTAAACCATTATTCCCAGATAGATACCTCCTCTCCATCATTTATTGTATCTCAAAATAGATTAGAGGATACTAAAGTTCTAATAGAAGATGAAGAATTTAGTAATAGAAATTTAAAGGAAAATAAAGATTATAAATATGAAGATCGTTTATCATTATTTATAGATCAATATGTAGAGTATTGTACTGATAGAATTTACGTTTTATTTCCAAAAGGTACTGATGCTTCTATAGCAGATGCTATTTTAGAGTTATTTAGAAAAAGAGATGCTATTGATGTTTTCAATAAAAAGGCCCTATACATTTATATTCGTGAAATGGTAGATGTTAAAACTCCCAAAATTACCAAAATAGCTAATAAATTATATGCTATATTTAAAGAAAAGTATTTGTTTTATTTAGATCAAGGATACTTCCCCCCAAAATAGATTTAAAAAATATATATTTATAATCAAAAACATTATGGGACAATTAGATTCATACGTTTTTGGAGATAAAAAATTTTCTGATTTATTAGAAGAAATCTACCAAAACCAAAAAAAGAGAGATGCTCAAGTAGTAGCTCTAATATCAGAACTGAAACCTTTAGTTCAAGAAATAGGTGATGCTACTTTAATAGTACCCCTTATTAAAGAATATATGGAAATTGGAGTTAAAAATGATGATTCATTAATTAAAATGGCTACTATTGTCCAAAGAGCACTCCAAAATATGGAAGTTGGTGGAGGGTTAGGTATAACTGATGAAGAAAAAGATCAATTATTAGCTGAAATGGAAAAAATTTCTAAAGAAAACAAATAATGGCACAAATACCTACGGGATTAAATTCACTTAAAGGCACTCCTTCTGCTAACCAACAACCCTCATCTATATTTTCAGCTAGGGTTAGACATGCTATGGTTGATGAGAAAACAGAAAATAAGGCGTTTAAAAAATTTGGTGAATGGAGTTCAATAGGTTGTATATTTTTCGATAAATTAAATTCTCCAAACCCAAACCCACAATTTACAACTGATAATTTCGCCAGGCCTTTATTCCCTAATAAT